ATTTTAATGGGTGTATTTGATGACGTACCGAAGTGTTTAAATGTGCGAGTAGACATCACATTCAAAGATGGTACAACGTCACAGGTGAAATTATTTAATGAGTAAAGAATGAAAGAAATAATAGAAGCAATCGTGAGCATCATTCAGTTAGTGTTGTTCGCAGTTTGTGTAGGTACGGTGTTAGGCTTAACACTTGCAGTATCGTATAGTGTATTTATGTGGTGGATTAAATAATGGAATGGATCAAATGTACAGACCGTCTACCCGAGATAGACGCTAAAGGTAGAAGTGAAGTAGTACTAGTAGTAGGACAGCAAAAACTTATCTTACAAAACTTTATAGAAGATGGTAAATGGGCGTTAAACATGAAAGTTACGCATTGGCAACCATTACCTGAACTACCAGAGGAGTACTTATGAACATGGATTATATGCTAGAACCACCTGAACCTTCTAGAAAGGAGCGGTGTGTCGAAGCGCAAGTAGAAGACTGGCTTGAAAACCCAATTAAAGGTGCGGAGGAAGCTAATCTAGACATCTGGAACTATATTGATTGGGCGAAGCTGGAAGCTGACTTCTACGCTGTAGCGGAAGATTATTACGACAGTTGTAATTAATTGAAAAAAGTTGTTGACACAGTAAAATGACATGATATACTTGCACCATAAATTAATGATGTGGTGCAAGTATTATGAACGTGAAATTCTTATTAACAATCGACAGCAACTTAAGAGCGAGAATTAAACGAGAAGCACGTAAGCATAATATCTCTATGAACGAGTATATCGCGGTCGTGCTTGAACAATTCGTAAACATAGAGAGAGGACGTAATGGCTCGAGTGCAACAAAGTCTAGCGGAGCGAGTGAAGGCTAAAGTAGTACGCGAAGGTGAATGTTTAATCTGGAAAGGTGCAATGTCTGGTAACTCACCAGTTATATGTAAACGATTAACAAATGGCAAATACACCAATCTAAACATTCGAACTGTTAGAGGGATTAAACTTTTCCCCGATACGACAGCGAACACAAGATTTACAACAACGTGCGGTAACCCACGTTGTATTGCAAAAGAACATATCATACTTGGTACAGCAAAGAAACAAGTTGAGCGACGTGTAAGACGTGGTGACACCAAGTCTAACATGGAAGCTAACAAGAAATTATTTAGCTTAGTAGTACATACGGAAGCAACCTACTTATCGGTAGAAATTAACGTATCATATTCAACCATATTGAAGATGCTGAAAATGAACACCAGTATGTACCCATACTTCTTAATGAAGTTAGAAGAACATTGCAACTTAGAAGAAGTAAGAGACAGCGACCAAAGTGATAGCTGGATCAAACAACAATTTAAGTTGTCAACGTTCGCACTTAACTTTATAAGAACATGCAAAGACAAAGGTTACGAAAAGGCATACAAGCGAGGCGATACGTACGATGCAGACATGGAATATATTGAGTTTCTAGATAACTGCGAAGTGCATAACGACCACCTGGTATTAAAAGACGGTGTAGATATTACACCACCATACAAATGTAGCTGTGGATACGAAGGGTGCGTTAATCCATTACATAGAGGTGACGAATGAAAGACTTAGTAGAAATTACACTTGACTTTGAAACCTACTATAGTAAGAAAGATAAGTACTCTTTAACGGCTAAGGGTATGACGATTGAAAAATATGTCCGCAATCCTAAGTTTGAGATTATTGGTCTGGCAGTAAAAGTGGGGAACAAGCCGACAGAATGGCTTAAACCTGCCGAAATCGAAGACTGGATCAAGCATATTGAAATAGCTTATGGTTGGGATAATGTGCGAGTTATCGCACACAATGCGCGATTTGACGCAGCAATACTAGGTTGGATTTATAATATCTACCCTAAACAAATCGCAGACACAATGCTTATGAGCAGAGCGTGTCAGTTATGGGACGGCCACTCCTTAGATAACGTAACGAAAGAACTTCGTAACCGTTACAACTGGGGTATAGTACGCGGAGACAATGGTCAAACGATATGGGGCAAGTTTGAAATGAAAGACTTACCTGACACGTTAAATAAAGGTGACGAGGTTGTCAATGCAGACGGCAAACAACTATTCGACTTCACAGAAGCTGAGTATGATGCTTATGCAGACTACTGTATCACCGACGTGGACTTAACTTGGTCAGCTTATAACTGGTTTATGAAAGAGCGTAAGTTCCCAGCGAAGGAAATTGACGTCATGACATTAACGATCGAGATGTTTACCTTCCCTGTGATTGAACTACATATACCTGTGCTGCAGGAAGTTGAAAAAGTAATTAATGAAAAGCGTCAAGCGCTCCTAGATAAAGTTGGAGTTACGACAGAGGATCTAAGATCAGACGCAAAATTCGCTATGCTATTAAGCGAGCTAGGTGTAGACCCACCGACAAAGCTTAACCCGAAGGGCGAAACAAAGTATGCGTTCGCAAAGAAAGACCTTGGTTTTATAAAATTACTTGAACACGACGATCCTGCAGTAGTAGAGTTGGTAGAAGCAAGACTTGGGAACAAAAGCTCACAAGCCGTTACACGCGTCAAATCACTGTTAGAGATGTCAGATCGTGGGTTACTTCCTATACCACTAGAGTATTACGCTGCGCATACTGGACGTTGGGGCGGTTCTGACGGTATTAACCTTCAGAACTTTAACCGCAACCAGTTAGTTGACAAGGATACGCCAGTTGGAACTAAGGTGTTCTACGCTGATAAAGCAGACGTAGTAGTTAAAGTGCTAGATGACGGAAAGGTACAGTTAGCGCGTGCAGGTGTGGTAGAGAATGATGAAGAACTACTACATATAATGGGTCTACGTGACGCATTGAAAGCACCGAAAGGGAAGAAGCTTGTGGTTTTCGACCTGGCGCAAGTAGAACTGCGCGCTAATAGTTGGATGTGGGGTGAGGAGTGGGTGCTAGATACGCTAGTTCAAGGTAAAGATATTTACAAAGTAACAGCAGCTAATACCTATGGAATACCTTATGAAGAAGTGAACAAATCGCAACGCTTTGTAGGTAAATCACAGCAACTTGGCCTTGGCTATGGCGCAGGTATAAACGGACTTAAAGTAGTAATGGGTAAACGTTCAGAAGAATTTACGGACGACGAATTACAAAGTTTCGTTAATGCCTACCGAAGCGCAGCGAGTAATATTGTACGTGGTTGGAAACAATGTAAGTCAGCACTTGGAGCGATGGTGAGCGGTGTAGCAATATCTTTCTGTAAGGACAATATTCTTTCCACAGATGGCCATCGCATAGCGCTCCCTAACGGATTACATCTTACTTACCGAGATATTCATGTTCGACCAGGTGAAATGGGTCCAGAACTTTGGTTCTGGGGCAAGAATAAACAGACTAAGAAACCTGATTGGGAAAAGACGTTCTCTGGAAAATGCGATGAAAATTGTTGCCAGAGCCTATGCCGCATAATTATGGGCGATATTATGATTGCAATCCGCGAAGACTTTGCGAAACGTAACTGGTCTCGTGATGACGCGCATATTTGTCTTACCGTACACGATGAAGTGATTGTGTGTTGTAAAGATGAACTCGCGGAAGAAGTTAGTGAGATTATGCAGTATCAGATGAAAAAATCAAGAGACTGGTATCACGACTTACCACTCGACTGTGCAGGTGATATTGCTCAACGTTATGGGTGTGCAAAATGATTATTTTCAATCTAGAGATAGATCTAGCACGGATAGGCGCACACAGAAGTGCGGACAATCTGTTAAGCGATATAGCGAATGTACTTCACGTTGACAAATCTGACTTAGTGTTAAGCTCTGTATACGGTAGCATTAGCGAGTACCGTCTGGGTATAGAAACAGAAGGAGATATTAAGAAGGCACGTTTCTTAATGTCAGAACTAAAGAATGCAAAGTTAGCACTAATTAAGTCGGTGCAACTGCGACAAACAAAAAGAGGTGAATAAATGACAGAAACTAAAGGTGTACATCAGTCTAGCAAGACGGAAGCGGAGCACAAAGATCTATGGGCCACGCCACAAGAAATTGTGGACGGGCTTCTTTCTTACGTAGAAAACAAAGGACTAGTTCCAAGTGGCTTATCTAAATTAGATGTATGTGCCAATAAACATAACAAGAAGTGTGAACGTTTTATCACGGAGCAACAGGACACGTTGGCAACACCGTGGGGTGAGAATAACCTATGTTGGTTGAACCCGCCTTATTCAAACGTGCAGCCTTTCTTAAACAAAGCAGTCGCAGAAGCTGCGAACGGTAACTATACCGTAGCACTTTTAAAGAATGACTGCTCCACCAAGTGGTTTCACTACGCAGCAAAGAACGCCATCGCAGTAGTCTATATCATGATGGGAAGAATCTCGTTTATCTCTGCAATGACAGGCGAAACAATCAAGGGCAATAACTTCAGTTCTGTGGCATTCATCTTTGGCCCAGAACGAAAAGGACTACGTAGCCTTTATGTAACAAAACAAAAATTAGGAGAATTAGCAAATGGCAAAATTAGTTAAGTTAAAGTTGGTAAGTAGCGAGGAATATGTCGGCATAAACCCGATTTTTATTGTAGATGCTGTAAATGGAAGTGAACAAAACACCACGCAGTTGTTTTTGTTTACCGACACAGAGACACCTATCACAGTAGAAGGTGACTTAGACACCGTGCTGCGTAGACTAAATTTTGGTCAATAAGTAGGAGATTAAAAATGGCTAAATATCGCAAAAAACCAGTTGTAATTGATGCATGGCAATTAACCAAAGAAAACATAGAAGCAGGTATTCCAGATTGGATTGATACCGAACAAGTAAGTATCTTTGGTGAAGCAAACGCTTTCGCAGAAATTCACACACTAGAAGGTACGATGCAGGCAAGCTATGGCGACTACATCGTTAAAGGTGTACAAGGTGAGTTCTACCCATGTAAGCCAGACATTTTTGAACAAACCTATGAGGAAGCAGAATCAACTGGTGGTAATGAAGAAGACCTAACACAGCTATCTGACTTCGACCTTGCAGCAAAACGCCTTGTTGCAGATTCGCGCTCTCATAAGCTAGCTCTGGAAAATTACAGACGAGCTATCCTTCGACAAGTAGAAGGTAAAGACGTGGAGTTTGGAAAAAGCGTGGTCATCATAGAAGGAATGCGGGGAGAATATTTTGTTCCTAGTATGGAAGCGCAACTGTCTCGTTATGGTTATGTAAAGCCTCCAATGCTAGCATTACAAAAAATAACAGAGAAAGGAGAAGTAAGTAACAAACTGCAATACGTACATCAAGTTAGACCTTCGCCAGATGTTACAGTTATAGGAGAATATGATTTTGGCAAAAAAGCAGGAGTAAAATACAATGAATAAACACTTTATGGTCGATATTGAGACTTTATCTACCGCTGTTAATGCAGTGGTTTTAAGTATAGGTGCGGTAGAATTTGACCCGTTGTCAGGTAAAATTCTTCGTGAGTTTTATCGTGAGCTTGACCTATCTGATCAAGAAAATCGTCACGTAGAGTTAAACACTTTGCGATGGTGGTTCAAGCAGTGTCAAGAAAACCCAGCTAATTTTGATTTAATAATTAAGCATAACCTCGATAAAGACGATGTGAAATTCGCTTTACATAAGTTAGGTGAGTTTATCAACGGCGGGGTAGAATATACGATTGTACGTGAAGAAGGCTACGAACGTGTGGCAGTATGGGCTTGTGATCCTGACTTCGATATCGCTATTTTAGACAACCTATACGAAGATCATAACTTACCTAGCCCGTGGCGTTACTCTGAACTACGTTCAGTTCGTACAATCCGCGAATTAATCAAAATCGCAGGTATGGAAGTTCCACACCAAGAAGCAAACCACAACGCATTAGATGACTGTATTCGCCAAGCGAAAGAAGTATCGTACTTTATCGCTAATCTCCAACACGACGGAGCGTAAGATGAGTGAGATAAACATAAAACAAGAACTGCTAGAACACGTGGGAGATATTTCCAGAGTAAAAGCAGTACAACTAAAGCTAATACAGCGAACAGTCCATATAAAAGCCGTGCGACTATTTCATCTACCAGAAGGGTATAATGCCTATCAGTTGCAGTCATTCCTCAATGACATAGACCGTGAGTATGACAATGGCTATGGTCGGCAAGAACTGTTTGGTTTTATCTGGTGGAAAGACGGTACGTGGTCTAGCCGTCACGAATACGATGGGTCAGAAAGTTGGGTACACAACGAAGTGCCTAACTATCCATTAAGCCGAGAAGAAATGGCGGATTTATGATGAAACTAATGCCGCAGTCACCTACTTCTGTAAGTACATTCAACACTTGCCCTAAGCAGTATCAAGCGAAGTACATTACAAAAGAAGTAGTATTTCAGTCGACGGCAGCGACCGAACGCGGTACACGTTGGCATAAACAGTTGGAAGACAGACTTCGTGATAAGCTCGCACTTCCAGAAGAAACAAAACAATTCGAGCCATTCATTCGCAGACTTGAGTTGATGAAAGGCGAGAAGTTACCAGAGACTAAACTTGCGATCACAAAGGATTTCAAACCTTGTGATTATAGAAGTCGATGGTACGGTGGTACGGCAGATGTAATTGTGCTTAACCATGAAGAACGCAAAGCGGTGATATTCGACTACAAGACTGGTAAAGTCAAGGATAACGAGGACTTCCGCAAACAGCTAACAACATACGCACTTATGGCGTTTATGGCCTATCCGCATATAAACCAGATTAAGGTAGCGTATATTTTCCTAGATGCGATGGAATATAGCCCTGTCGTAAATGGGAAAAAAGGGTTGACGTTTACTCGCAAAGACATTGAAGAAATGAAAGGCGATTTAACGTTCAATATTGAGAAAATAGCACGTGCAACCGAGCGAAACGAATGGCTACCTAATCCTGGCGGATTATGTCGCCCGAATAAACCGACAGTCAACGGTGGCTTACCGTGGTGTCAAGTAAAATCATGTCCGTTCTGGAATAAAAAATAAGGAAAACTTATGACTAAACAAACCGCAGAAGAATTTGTAGTAGAGCTACGCGACAAGTTTAACAAACACGTAGATCAATTCATTAAGGCTGACAACGCTCTCGCTAAAAGCGACTGGGACGAGTTCCGCAAAACTTATACGTCTATGACCAAAGAGCAGTTAGAAGAAATCGCCATGGCTCAACACTTAAAAACCAATGAGATCTATCAAAATCAGAAATTCATTGGTGACGCATACGAAGGTGTTCTACGTGATATTACCTATTGCAAAGACTTCGTTGCATTCGGTGATTTAAAAACTAAAGCTGAAGCGGTACTTTTAGCTCGCAGTATGATGGCGAAAGGAAAATCGCCAGACGAAATCCGCGATGCGGTAAGTAAAGCAACCGAAGGGTTAAGTACTTCAAACATCATTGTTCAGTAGGGGTAAGGTATGGCTAAAGCAACACCGGAAGGTAAAGTCAAAAAGAAATTACTTGATTTCTTAAAGTCGCTGGGTGGCGATTGTTTCTACTACATGCCGGTTCAAAACGGCATGGGTCAGTCTGGTATCCCCGATATAATGGCGATCATTAAAGGCGTTCCGTTCGCATTTGAGTGTAAGGCGACCCCTAAACAGCACCCGACGGTGTTACAAGCCTATGCACTTGATCGTATTCATAAAGCACTGGGATTTGCTTGGGTGGTAGACGACCACACCGTAGAGTTAGCGGAAAAAATGGTGCGTATGATAATGGAAGCAGTGGATGATTCTGGTGAATACTCCACAGCTACCGAGTTAGAAGATTTTTCCAACGATGATACTGTACGCCCGTTGTATCGCTGGAAAGATAAATTAGAAGTAATGGAGTTTGAAGATGGCACTTGTAGTCAAGGATAAGAAAGCAATCTTCTTGAAGGTGAGAGATCCTAAGAAGTACACCGACGTCTTAGACCAAGCAGGTATTAAATATAAACAGGACGGCCACAAGTTGGCTGTCCGACATAACGTTGATACATTTAAAATTCTTTCTAACTTAGGCGCAAGATTAGAAAACTTTGAGCCCATGCGCAGTTATTACGAATACCCTAAGCTTCATGGTGTCTACGATCCGATGAAGCACCAAGAAGAGACAGCGGTATTCGTCTCGCAGAACCCTAAAGCGTTCGTGTTAAACACCCAGCGAACAGGGAAAACGGCAAGCTGTTTATGGGCGGCAGACTATCTCCTTAAAGAAGGCGTAATTGACAAGGTACTTATTTGTTGTACGGTGTCTAATTGTGCGACATGGCATGATGAAGTACAGGGTATTTTCGCAAGTCGTTATTCTTTAGTAGCACGTGGCTCACGCCAGGTACGTAAGTCAATATTGAGACAAAAGGCAGACTTCCATATTATCAACCACGACGGTATCAAAGTTGTCGCAGATATTTGGGAAAACTACATCACTGATAAGACCCTTTTGATCATCGACGAAGCTCGCTTGTTCAGTGACCCTAACTCTGATCGCTGGAAAGTAATGAACGAAATGGCGACACGTTGTAAGTATGTTTGGGCTTTAACCGGCACTCCACTATCCGGTGGCCCAGTTGCAGCGTACGGGTTCATTAAATTAGTCGCACCTCACCGCGTACCTAAGACCGTAGGTGCATGGCAGGCGATGACCATGTTCAAACTGGGGGAACGTAAATGGTTACCTAAACGTGGCTGGGAAGACACAGTGTTCAACGCACTCCAGCCGGCTATTCGGTTTAATGCAGACGACGTACTAGACCTACCGCCATTGCAGATGATGTACAACGAAGCAGAGTTGACAGCAGACCAACAGAAGGCTTACACCAAGCTAAAAAATGAAGGTGCTATTCCCCTTCGCGAAGGTAAAATCACTGCAGCAAACGCAGGTGTACTAGTCTTTAAACTTCTACAAACCGCAGCAGGTGTGGTTAAACTAGACCAGAATGGCGATGACGACAGTGCAGTACTTAAGTTACCACCTAAAGGCAGACTTAAAGTACTCGATGAAATTATCCAAGGTACTGACAACAAAGTTATTGTGTTCGCAAGTTACAAGGCGGTCGTTGATTTACTACAAGAACATTGTAGCAAGAAGTATGGTTCAGTGTGGATCGACGGCAGGGTAACCGGTAAGCGACGCGATGAAGCCGTTAAGAAATTCCAAACAGACCCAAATGTTAAAGTATTAGTAGCACACCCGAAAACAACTTCTCACGGCTTAGAGTTCGCAGTGGCAGATACGATTGTGTGGTTTACACCACATCACAGCTTGGAGTTATACGACCAAGCGAATAAACGTATTCAGTCCAAGCTACAGAAGAACAACATGGGTATTTATCATATCTATGCGACGCCTTTAGAGAAGGCGATTTACACTAAACTAGCCAATGGTAGCGAAGCACAGCAAAGTTTCTTGGAACTTTATAAACAAGAAATTCAAAATTAATTTAAAAATGTTGTTGACAGTAGATCTAAAACAGTATAAACTTCGTATCAACTTAAACAACAAGAGAGGTGAATATGTCTGGTAAAGGTAAGTTTATCTACATTTACGAAGAAGACGGTGATAAACGTATTGTTGTTAAAGACAGTGCGTTTAAGACACCAGAAGACGCTAAGTATTTTCCACTAAGTCAGTTCAGTACTGACGACTTACTTAAGTTAAAGGCACAAATTGCGACAGCTTTAGAAAATCGCATGGACTTAGACGAAGTAACGGAAAGTAACTTAGAAAAACTACGAGCGCAGATTCGTGGGGCGAAAGCAGAATCAATCGCGCAGTTATATCGACAAACGCTAGACCGATTAGAAGTCGTAGCGTCAGATGAAAAAAGAGCAAGAACTCGGTTATCTATTCTTGAAGACGAACTTAAATATCGTATGCAGGAAGATAACGTATCAGAATTAAAATTCGCTGGGTTACTCTCTGTGGCGTACAAGCCAGAGACAGTTTACTCGGTAGGCGAAGAAGGTTGGGGTCCAGTATACAGCAATATCTTCGCGGAGACCTTAGCAGGTCAGTTAGTTGACGGTGACGTTGTTCACGAACTAGCGGAAGAAATTAATTTATCTAACGACGATGTACAAGCCGTACTGAAAGGGTTAGAAACAAAAGCACGTACTGGTCTACGTAACACTGAAGCGTTTGCAATCTTACAAAAACGCTTAACCAGTACAACATTGAACGATTTGTTGAAACAGGGCTTCGATTTACCAGCCGGTATTGAAACAGCGACTGTTCGCAAAGTAAAAGCAAGACGTCTTAAATAATTATGGAGTGACTTATGTCTGATTTAATGGTTTTAAATATGGGTGAATTAGCCCTTCCGTTCGACCAAACAATGGCCGCGGAATTAACAAAAGATTTAACAGTTGGTTTAGGTGGTGGTTTCAAACGTGCAGCTCGCCTAACTATGGGTAACAGTGGTGACTGGGAACTTATTGACAGTGAAGGTGAAGTACACGACATGGGTCGTGAGGTTGACATCGTTATAGTAGATCAACGCAAATATAACTCTCGCATTCACTACGCACGTTCATTTGATGAACAAAAAGAAACCGGCGAATTTGATGGCCCTGACTGTCATTCAACTGACGGTAATGCACCAGATAGTTCAGTAGAAAACCCACTTTGCGATAGCTGTAAAGAATGTCCTTACAACAAGATTAGTAAAAACTGGCAAGATGGCAACCAAATGTGTGGTGTATATCGTCGCATTGTTGGTGTGTTGATCAACGAAGACGGTTCATTCTCTGATCCGTTTGTGTTAGAGCCTAAATATAAATCATTGTCTGATGACACTGTGGTTAAAAACCGTTTTGGTAGCTATGGCTGGTATATGCGTGTATTAACATCACAACGTCACCCACAAACTGGTGCTGCGATGCCAATCCCAACTCAAGCGGTAGTAACTCGCTGTATGCCGATGCCAAAAATGGCGACAGCGACGATGAAATTCGGTATCGCACCTAACAACGCAGGTGGATACTGGACGCTGAATAAAGCACAAATGGACGAAATCTTACGTCTCAAAGACAGCGATGAAGTAAAAGAAATGTTAGAGCCGTTCAATGCTGCAGTAAACAATCCGTCTTCAGCAGGTCGCATTGAAGTGAAAAACGTAGAACCTGAAGCACCTAAAGTGGAAGAACAAGCAGATGCTCCAGCGAAGAAAGCTCCACCTGCGAAGAAAGAAGCACCAGCTAAGAAACCTGCTCCAGCACCTAAGAAAAAAGTTAAGCTTGTAGTATTAGGTATGGAACACCCAGACGTAGTAAATTCTGATGAGTATGACTACGAAGAGCTTAAAGCGTGGGCGAAAGAAGCCACACCAGGAGAAGTGAAAGAGTTCTTAGCAGATGCGTTCCCACAAGCATTAGAACCGGTTGAAGTACCTGACGACGAACCAGTCGCAGAAGAACCGAAATCAAAACCTGCTCCGAAGCGAAAAGCGCCTGCGAAAAAAGAAGTTGAACCTAACGTGGTAGATACTTCTGGCGAAGAAGTTAGCGAAGAGTACGCAGCGGAAGCAACAAAACTAGCAGAAGGTTTAGATAACTTCGATGACTAGACAATAGTAAATTATTTGTTATACAATATTACACGGTGGTTTCAGAGCCACCGTGTTTTCAGATTAAGAGGTGAATAAAAATGACAATTCAAACTAATTCTATTTTTAGTATTCATAGTGTTGCATCTATTTGCAACTGCTTGCCAGCTTTTTCATTCACCTCGAGCAGAGTAAGATCTGACATTTGTAAGTAGGTGCAACATTATGAATACTTTCGAACATCTTTCTAAAATTCTACCTTCCAACGGCTTAAAAGTAATGGCAGTAATGGTGCAACGCACCGATTCAGAAGGGAACCCAATTTTTAAACCAGACGGTAAACCGTCTATTACAACAAAACATAAAACCTTTGGTTCGATTGAACAACTCGCAAAAACAATCCAACTTAACGCGAAAAGTGGCAGACCATTATACATGGCACTCGGTGGGTATGATCGTGAGCGTAGTTTCATCGATAAAGAATATGAAGGTCGCCAATACAAAGGCTTTTCTCGCAGTGCTGACTTTACTACGCACTTTAGATCGTTCTGGTTAGACTTAGACGTAGGCGAAGATAAAGCGGCCAGCGGTGAAGGATATGCGACACAAGCAATAGCTATAGATAAACTCTGGGAGTTCGTGAATGACTTAGGTCTACCTGACCCAATGGTAGTTAATAGCGGACGCGGTGTTCACGCATACTGGCCTTTAAACGCAGACTTAGATGCTGCGAGCTGGTGGAAACTAGCTAAAGTATTTGACGCTATCATTAAATACTATGGTCTCTTAGCTGACCCTGCGTGTACGGCTGACCGAGCACGTATCCTACGTCCTATCGGTACAACTAACCACAAGAACGGGCATAAGGTAGAGCTTATTAGTGATGCAGACAGTATTTCTTATCTAGACTTCGCCAACGCTTTGAAGCCTTATTACCTTGAGCACAAGGCTGACATTGAAGCGATTAAGATTAAAACAGTTGAGTACGTTAAGAAAGACCGTAGCGAATTCAAAGATGACAAGCCTAAACACGCCAAGTACTTCTTGAAACGTTGTCAAGTAGGTCAATATATGCTGGTAGGTAAAGAAGCTGTCGCAGAGCCAGTGTGGCGCGGTGTGCTTGGTGTAATGAGATACTGTGAGAATGCAGAGAAACACATCGAGACTTTGCGCAAAATGAATAAAACACGTTTCCCTGATACTACGCGATTCGATGAAGACCGCACAACAGAGAAACTACAACGTCTAGAAAGTATGGACGTAGGCCCAACAACTTGTTCTTATTTCAACCGCGAGTGCGGTAACTTGTGTGACGGTTGTCCTTACCTTTATGACGAAACATTAAAAACCCCTTTAAAACTCGCAGAGCATTATGAAGAAATCGAAATCCCGCAATACAACTTGGAGATCGGAGCGTTGGAATACCCAGCAAGCTCAACGTCTACAGAAGAGACAAGCGAAAGCACAACTTCTGGAACAGACACAGTCGCAGAACAAGGCGGTGACGACAGCGATAGTAGCGGAGATAATAAGTCTGGCGATGCGACAACACCACAGCCACCGTTCCCATACAAGCGAACACACAAAGGCTTAGTGGTCATAGAGAACGAAGTAGAGAAAGTTTTCTTTAAAGGGGATATGTTCCCAATCATGACTAAGTTCGTCGAAGTAATAGATGGCGAACAGAATATCATGGTTAAGTACCTACTACGCGTAGGACAAGGTGGCAAGTACCAAGAAGTCTCCTTCCCAATGAAGGACTGGTACGCACAGGATAGGTTGAAGCAAAGACTGGGTGCAGCCGGAGTTTCAATTTCTGAGAAAAACATGGGTACGCTTATTATGTATTTAAGGGCGTACCAAAACGAGGTGCAGGAATTAATGGACGAAGTAAGACAACTACAACACTTCGGCTGGGACGGCAATAAACCACAGTTCTTGTTAGGTAGCAAGCTCTATCGCCCTGACGGGGTGGTAACAGTTCAACCCCATGCGAATGTGAAAAACTACTGCGGTTACTTTGATCAAGCAGGTACACTAGAAGGTTGGAAAGAACTCATGCGTCGCCTAGGTTCGATTAACGCAGTGGAACAACAGATCTGCTTATTGAGTAGTTTCGGTTCTACATTAATGCGGTTTACTAACTACAACGGCATATGGTTACACTTAATGACCAAACCAGGCTACGGTAAAACCACAACCCAAGAAATGATGAATGGTGTCTGGGGTAACCCTAGCGATTTGCTACTTAACGCAAAAGATACGGTTAATGCGATTGAAGAACGTTTCGGTCGCTGGACTAACATCGCTGTAACAATCGACGAGTTATCTAACTTAGACCCACGTGCGACATCTGACTTATTGCTCGGTGTAACACAAGGTCGTACCAAACGACGCTTAGATTCAAATATGCGTGAGCGTGTGGATAATCTGTCTTGGCAGTTGATGGTGCTATCTAGTGGTAACTTCTCCCTGATTGACCGAATTAACACCGCGAAAGAAGACGTTGCAGCGGAAATCTCTCGTACATTAGAGTTTAGATTACCTAAGCCTACGTTGTCAGTTCATGAAGGCGAATACTTAATTAAAAAACCTATTCGCGAGAACTACGGTGTCGCAGGCGCAGAGTGGTTGCGTAACTTAGTACGTATCCCACAAACTCAAGTACAAGAAATGATTGACCGAACCACGGAGACTTTCAGTACTACGCTTGAAGCTACGTCAGAAGAACGTTTCTGGATCACAGGTTGCTCCGTGATTTATGTAGCCGGTGTACTGGCGAACAAAATGGGCTTAGTAGAGTGGGATATGCAGGCCGTCTTTGACAAGCTCTGCGAAATCGTGAAACTAAACCGTCACAACAAAGACACCTACGAGTTCAGCGCAACTGATGTGATTGCAAGCTTCTTAGCTGAGAACACACGTAACACCGTAGTAACAGACAAAGGTACGACAGAAGGCGCAGTAATGGTTCGTTTGTTCCCACAAGGCGCGTTAAATGTACGCTACGAACAAGACACTGGTATAGTTTACATACGTACCACAGCCTTGAAGGAATACCTGGCCAAACGCGGTGTTGGCGTAAACGCAATCAGAGATACATTGCAGCAACGTGGGTTACTACTTGAAGCGAGTGCGAGACGAGTGATATCGCAAGGCTTACCACAAACGTCTGGTAGAGTTTACTGCTTATCAATTAAGGCTGATGACTTAGTGAAGTCCACTCTAGATCAAATAGTAGAGGACAACGATGAATAAAGATTGGTCGAAATTTAAGAAGAAAGAAGAAAGTGCAGAGGAAACCTCTGCCTTTCCTACAATGAGCCTACGTTGCGTTGTGAGTGGTAACTCACAAGTAATTGAGCAGTTGTATGAATACAGAACCGCGAAAGGTGCGGTTGTACAAACAGAGTGGGTAGCGATACCCGTAATTTATTCACAGGAGTAAGAGATGACACAAATAGTTTATAACGGACGTTACCTTCTCGCAGACCGTCGCTGTACCTACGGGTACTACACAACGATTGAAGCACCAAAAGTTTTCAAGATCCAAGTAGGTGACATCGCCAGATACTTTGCATTCAGTGGTTCGTTTAAGGAATGTGCGTTAGGCGAAGAAGTTATAAGAACCAACTTTGACCCAGAAGTGATTAATAAAGTGCGGTCGGTTTTAGGTGAAGACGCATTGGAGATATTCTTGGGGATCGTTGTCGACGTATCACCAATTGGCAAACGGGTTTATCTTGCTAACTATGCAGGCGATTTATGTGAGCTTGATCCAGACCAATTTGTCATAGTCGGTGCGATGCGCTCCGAAATCTCTGCTGCATGGAAGGTGTGGGAGATGATGTGTGAGAACCAAGACCCAGATAGCAGCGGAAGCCTAAACAGCCTTAAGGACTTTGTTCGATTCGTCACTAAAGGAACAGAGTTCGACCAGACAGACAGGAAATTAGATGTATACGATTTAGAAACAGGTGAATTATTATGTGTTTAGAACAAACTAAAAGATGCCCTATTTGCTTAGAGACGAAGCCATTCAGCGAGTTTGAGAAGCAACATGGGGGTAAGGTAGGGTACAGATGCAAAGCGTGTGCTGCAGCGTATAAACGCGAAGTGTATAACCAGCGTAAATTACCAATTCAATTAAACAATCGCATTACAAAGATAAAAGAATTCTGTAAAAGACACGGAATTGAGATCAACATTGAGGTACTTAACGATGAAGCTGAATGGTATTAAGGCCTTACCTACAGGGAATGTAATTGACTTAAACAATGTTAGTGACTATAAGTTTACTGTTGAAGAAATCGCAGATTTACTAAGTCACGTTAGACGTTTTAACGGCTACGGTATGGACGTAGCAAGTCATAGTATGTGGGTGGCAAGAACACTCTATTATCTAACGGGTAACCCACACATCGCATTGCTTGGATTAATGCACGACGCACAGGAAGCCTATATAGGCGATATTGCAACACCGGTTAAACACGTAGCAGGAAATGACTGGGACGAGTTAGAGAACAAACTACAACGTGCAATTCAGTGGCAACTATTTATCTGTCATGAGAACAACCTTGGTGCGAAAGGGCTAGTTAAACTAATAGACTTAGTGTCACTTAAACTAGAATACGAACAAATGGTAGAAGCTGGTACATTCAAGCCAGATTCAAAAGGTGTATGGGAAGCAGCACTTGCGAATGTAAATACAATCGAAGGCATCGAGCCACCTAAAGAAGACCCAAGAAGTGCGGTAGATTTTGTGTTCGCATACAACCATTACAAAGCACTCTGCGAAGAACAGGTTAGTTACACAAAATGTAAATACCTTTTCGGCGGTGAAAGCTATATCTGCTCAATCAACGACGAGCATTTATCAACGTTCTACACAAAACTATAAGGGCACAATTATGGAAAATGTTAAAAGCGACGCAAGACTAGGTAATATTCACCCATTATCTGGATCAGTTGGAACATCTGCGTTAGAGAAACAAGTAGGTGGTAACCACTACAAGCAGTTTGCCATTCAACCAATTGAGTTTATCAATGCGAATAACTTAAGTTATATGCAAGGTAACGTGATCAAATACGTGGTGCGTTATCCATTTAAGAACGGTTTAACTGACTTAGAAAAGGCTAAGCATTACATTGAAATGCTCATCGAGTTTGAGCGTAACAAACAGGTAGGAGAATAGAAGAAAACCCCATGGGATAACCTTGGGGTTTTTGTTTTACTGGAGTTTTTTAGAAACCCAATCCTTTACAATCTTTCGCGTGATACTTGGTAACATCTGCATCAACACTTCTAACACCATTGCTCCACTCGCCCCGCCTACTACTGCGAGAAGTCCGCTTAACCAAAGGCTAAACTGCGCACCGAAATGGAACGCCATAGAGAGCCCTACAAAGATACCGATTGCTACGTCAATACTGCGATTACAAAAGGGCTTGTCCTTATCGAACTCTTGACTGGCTTTAAAAGAGCCTAGTGCTGCACCAATCACTACTACGAAAATATCTAGATGTTGCGAAATTTCATTCATCTATCCCCTCACACTTAAATATATAGAACACGGCCAGCAAATACCACACGCTTAGTCCGGTGCAGACCACGATCTGCATATCAAGTGGGGGGAACTCCGTCACGTAACCATTCGCCAAAATAGCTTGAGTAAGTGCACCAAGCGCCATTCCAAAAGCCTTAAATACTTGATGCGGTCTACCCGTAGTAACTAACCCTAGTATGCTAAACAACGCAGCGATGCCTAACCCAATAGACAACACGAGACTGTTTAGAATAATAGGTGCAGGTAACTCAATCGCCATGATGTTATGACTTTGCAACTGCAAAGCAAACACCCAGAATAGACTTACCGTTAAGTTAATTACTTGTGCTGGGCGAGTGTCACGCCCGAAAAGTGCGGATAAAATTTTGCAAAACATCTTACGCTTCCTCTGTATTGTACATACGCGGTGCATTACGGAGTACATCTAACACTGCGGTATGTGACGTACTACCACTTAGGTCATCTACCTCAACAGGTGTCAGACCTTCGCACTTAAAGCCCTCACGAATGGCGTAATAGATCACGTCGTTGTTTAATCTCGCAACAGGCTCTAGAGCTGCTTTGAGTATCTCACACGCAGACGAGTTACTCAATAACGCTTTGTTAAGGTCGGACAAGTCAGACTTTAACTTCTCTATTTCCTGATCACGCATTTTTAACTTCGCACGTTCTTCTTCCAACGTCGCATTAAGAAGCTGGTTCTGCGACATGGCACTGTTAAGTCTAGCGATAACGTCGGAACAATCTGCACCAACGCTACCTGTAGGCTTAAAGCATTTCTTTTTCCAACTGGAAGATTCAATGTCGAAGTACGTTTCTTCTCCGTCTATAATCGGGTCAAACCCAATATACGGATCGTCTTTAGCGTCCATTTCGCCCCCCCCTATGTGAAGAACCCGGAAAGGTTCAATACAATACGAGTGTTGTTTTCAATTTGAGTGAAGATAATGTCGCGAGTACCTGCGTCCCACCAGAGAATACCACTACCTGCGTTAGTCGTAATACTACGTGTAGGTAAAGGCGCACCTTCCGGCATTCTAAATGCTACAACACGGCCACGGTTAGAACGACAGATAAAGTCTAATGCAACCATACCAGCTCCAGCACCATTGATAGCGACAAGCTTACGGTACTTAGTTTTGGTATCTTGGACGATTTGAACTTGGCCAGGCGAAACAACCTCAAGCTCGTACTCTTTAACTTCACTCGCAACGTCTTTGACCATCTGCAAGAGTTTATCTCGCTTAACATCAACGACGTTGTTTTCCAAGGTGAACAACTCCGAGAAGTCATTGCTTGTAACCAGTTTTACTGTTTTAGCCATTTCTGCTCCTCATTGTAGAAAGCGCCACCTAAGTGGCGCTATAAGTTAATTAAAGTGCACGTTGTCCGTTAGATTCAAACGCGTAACCTAAAGTGTCGCCACCCAAAGATTGGAAAGTAACGTCAGCTGCGGTTTTAGCTGATTGTTGTACGCTTGCAGGTGACACGTAGATACCACCGTTGTCAATAGTCGCTAAGTTGTCTAAGTTTTTAGACAACGCGATTAAGTCAGAAAGGGTAGTTTCAACAACAGTTTGGTTACCACCCTCTGCATCAGCTACGGTGATTTTTAACTTACCGGTTTGTTGGTCTGCAGCGATGCCGGTAACACGTAAGTCTACGTTGTTTGTAGGGATTTTAGCTGCAAGTTGGTTACCCTTAAACTCAAGAGTACCTTCGTCGATCTCAACAAGTAATTTACCTGCTTCAACTTTCAGACCTTTACCAATGTCATTTTCTGTTACAACTTTAATTGTTTTAGCCATGTTATTTCTCCTATAGATATAGCTAAGTTTATAAACAGCCTGCTTTCGCAGGCCATGATTATTCGCCTAATTTGGCGACTGAATATTACCCAAAGAACCCGACGAGATCAACAATATATCGCGTGTTTGCTTTAAGTCCGTTCGCTACAATGTTTCTCGTCTTCGCCGCTATCCAGATAGTACCCCCGTCTGCGAAGGCAAACTCGATAAGCTCAAGTGGAGTAAATACATTTGTAGGCAACTGAAATATCGTACGACTAGGGCCAGAATCAACTATCATTTTAAAGTCTAGGTGAATCTTACCGACACCACTGCTATGCAGTGTAAGTTGTCTACGTTCTTGTCGTTCGTAGTCAACAGGGTTATTCGTCGTTGCAATATTTTTCGCTACAGCGAAATCAACTTTATATTGTTTAATCGCAGTAGACAGGTGGACTTTGCCACCTGCTACTTTGAAGTCATCGCTTAGGTCAGATGGGGTAATTAGTTTTACCGTCTTCATAAAGCACCTATTATTGAGTTAGGGCTATACACCGCCACTACTTTGTGGGTTACCCAGTGCGTTAGGGCCACTGTATCCAGAGATGTACGCGTTGTGTTCAGCAGAGTAAGCAGTACCATACCCAACGTATTTGTTTCTGCTACTGTCGTCGTATTGAGCGTATTTCGCAGCAGGAATTTTAACAACACCACTCTCTGGGATTTCGACCTCGTCAACGACCTTACCGTATACGTTTTGCGCCAAGCGGGTGAATCCGTCAGATTCATACTCGTTTGTGTCAGTGCGATTCCACACTGTAGCATAGATATAGATCTTAGTACCAGGTGCACCATGATACTCTGTGTCATCTAGACCGTTGTGTTCCGGTGTAGTAACAAGCTCCTGCATTGGGCGAATGCCATGACGTACCGCATTAAATGTAATACTTGTACCTTTTAATAAGAACGGGGTTTGTTCTTGGAAACGTTCATATCCAACTGGAACTTGCGGCATAAAAGGAGCTGTACCATCAGTGATAATTTTCTGATCTACCGCTTCGAACGCTTCGGTGAAAGCGCGATTACTCGCGTCACCATTTAATAATGCCACGACTGCATTCGCGAGGTCGACTGCATTTACCTCTGCGCCAACTACGTGACCGTTTAATACTAATTGAACCTGCATAGATTACTCCACGATTACTTGAATGTATTTAGTATTCACTGAGTCAGTCGGTTTAGCATCTGCTGCGACTGTGATTCTGTTTTCAGTGATTGTTGTTTTACCAGCAGAATGTGTTACTGCATAGTTGTTCGTACTGGTGTAGGTTAGCGATGCTGCTGTACCTGCACGTACACGGAACACAAGTTTTTGTACACGTGTAGCGCGCTCACTTCTAGATACTGAGGAATTTATATTTTTGTTTTTAACCACGGTGACACTACTTGGTATAACGTTTATACCCGACACGTCGTCAGCTGAAGTAACCCTCTCATCTACGTAGGTATCTACGATGGATACACTCCCACCAGTAACATTGGAAGTTGTGATCACTTTTGAAATTGGGGTTGTCGCAGTTGATAACATATAATGTTGCCATTTACAGTTGCTACCCTGTGGGCGACAACTAATTGCGAAAACCTCTACATCTGCAGTAATCGTAACCACTCCGTTTTCGAAGGTAAAACCGCCTGTACCAGATTTTATTCCGTCTGCACTCGAGTTTAAATAGTTGCCGTAGGCTAAACCATCATCACCGGTTACTGAACTACCCGATGTTACGCGACCATTACTTATGATAAAGCTATTGTACGAACGGTAATCACGACTGTATCCTACTACCGTAGAAGCGTTTTGTAGTCTGATTTTTAGCCCTTTTAGTGTCTCGCGATTCGCGAATAAGTTACCGTAGTTATCGAGACCAGTACGGGCGAGTGAGTTGTTACCTACATTCTCCGTACGCAACTGAACCAGTTGTGCATTACTATCTAACTCCGTAGCAATAATCAACGGACAGTCTACGCTTGGTACATAGTTAGGGTCAGCCTTAGTAGTAGCGGATAAGGTGATTGTCGCGGTGTTATTCTTAGCATCTTGGTCTAACGCACTGTTAGGTGTAACAGTTGAGCTAAACTGGAATGTACCTGTAGACTTAGGAACAACTTTAAAGCGAGCAATCGCAGTACCACCGCTAGATAAGCCATGAAGTTTGTAGTTAAACTCAGATACAGTCTCAACACGATCTACACCATTAGATGTCACTCGAACATCTTTAACGTCATACACACNTGACACAGTCTCAACGCGATCTACACCGTTAGAGGTTACGCGAACATCTTTAACGTCATACACAC